CTATTACAACCGGAGCAACGGGAGCTTGTACGGTAGTGCTGCCTAAAGTCTCCACAGCTCAGACTGTAACCGTCGGCATCTTTGTTAAGTGAGGTGATAGCTTATGGCAATGTTTATCGTAAAGCCATGGTATCGCAAGAAGGATGATGCCATCTACGGCGCAGAATGGGCAGGCACTTCTGACCCCTCGTGGGTGCGAACAGATGCGGCGGTAGGTTTCTCTGACCCTAATCCGTATTATAGTGGAATGAGTACCACACCTAGTAGCCCCTTTGATAATATACTTCCATGGTCAGGTATGCGGAGAGTGACAGACGCTAATGCAGGGGAATTGGTGGAGATACCGAAGTTCTACTACAAGTGGACTCGTGACGGAGTGAAAATGAAACTTCAAATCTCCATGTCACAGTTTGACGGTAGCCATGTATCACCTGCTCATGCAGATAGAGGTGACGGAGTAGGTGAGAGAGATTATATTTATGTGGGCAGGTATCACTGTGCTAGTGATTATAAAAGTAAAACAGGGGTAACGCCTAAAGTCTCTACAACCAGATCAGCTTTTCGTTCTGGGATTCATAATTTAGGCAATTATGTGTGGCAAAGTGATTTTGCAATGAGATGGACTATAATAATGCTGTATTTAGTTGAGTATGCAAACTGGGATAGTCAGGCAATAATCGGCTATGGTTGCGGTAATAATAACTCCATTGGCAATATGGGATATACAGATTCTATAGCATATCATACAGGCACAACATTATCTAATAGGTCTAGTTATGGATTAGGAACTCAATATAGGTATATTGAGGGATTGTGGGATAATTGCTGGAATTATGTTGATGGTATATATATTAACTCAGGTGATGTATATATGTTTAAAAACCCCAGTACGTTTGCAGATACTACAACAGGCGGCAGTTATATTGGGAATTGGGATTCATCAGGAGGCTCAAATTTGAGCGGCTATATTAAATCGTGGACTAGCCAACCGGAAGTGACTGGTTTTGAATACGCAATATTACCTAACAGTACATCATCAAATAAAGAATATACTTGTGATTTCTCTCATCGTAACCACGAATCTTTGCTTTTACTTTTTGCGGGCGGTAAATATTCTAACACGCAAGAGTGCGGTATATCAGCCACACTTGCATTACCTGTAACAAGCTCGTTTGGAGATGTTGGCTCTCGCCTCATGGTACTACCACCTAGTAGATTAAGTGCATAACACAACAAATAAAGGAGGATAAATCAAATGAAGTATTACGTAGTTAAACTTTTAACAAACACACAGGGACAGGATGGGTCAAGCGTGACCGTTTATGCGTCAGAAAACGATGCAAGAGTAGCATATCATAACACGCTTACGACTTTCCACAATGCCGATGATGTGCTCTATGCCATAGTGCAGATTGTGAATGAGCTGGGCAACTGTGAGATTATGGAGATAGTAGACCACAAGCCTGCGCCTGAACCCGAACCCGCACCCGAACCCATACCCGTTGAGGAACAGACAGAGGAATAAGGGATGGTCAAAATATTTGACACAACTGATACAGACTTCAGCACAAACGGCGATATAGTCATACAACCCTTGAAGGCTAAAGTCCACAAGGAAGATAACGGCGACTACTATCTTGATTTGGAAGTGGGCATTGAGTACGCTCAATATATTACAGCCGGCAAGATAGCAGTCGTCAAGACCCCACAGGGGGAGCAGGGTTTCCGCGTTCGCTCAACCACCAAGACGCAGTACAAGATCACGGCGAAGTGTTGGCACTTGTATTATGACTTGTACTTCAATGCTTTTATTTACGAGTACAAGGTGACGACATCGCGGTCAGTAGCGGATATCATTACCGACTTGACAATAGGCTCTTATGTATATCCTGCGTTGCCACAGTGGAGCATCACATCTGCGCTCAATGTCAATGCTTATGTTTTCGGAGCGTCTTATGTCCGATGTAGCTTTTTTGATGCTATCATGGATTTGACAGAGCGCGCTAAGATACTCGGCACACAGATACATGCACATCTTGTGCGTGACAATTTCAGCGTGACCATTAAAGAGAGCATCGAGTATGATAACGGCTACAACATCCGGTATGGCAACAACCTCAAAGAGATCACCAAGGTTGAATCGTGGGACAATGTATGCACCAGACTATATCCGACAGGCAAGGAAGGTGTAAGGCTGTCGTCTGCTAATCCTTACATTGACAGCTCTGTACAGTATGATATGAAGTACACCAAGGCGATCAACTTCTCGCAAGAAGACTATAAGCGAGAGTATTACAACAGCAAGAGCGATTATCTTGACGCACTGGCCGTTGATTTGAGGGTCAAAGCGGAGAGCTATCTATCAACTCACTGCTATCCGGAAGTATCGTATAATATCAAGGTATATATAGACCATGATATAGACATTGGTGAGATAATCAAAGTCAGTGATGAAGCTCTGGGCGTGGACTTGCTCACAAGGGTGACATCTTACGATTATGATTGCATCTTAGGCAAGTATGACGGCGTTAAATTCGGCAACCGACAGACGACGGCTAAGGGCTTAGGTCACAAGCTCAATCAGCTCAACGCGGCACAAAGGGGCGCACTCATAGGAGATAAACAGCTTGTGTTTGAGGATGATGGAAGTGTAAGCTATGTTAATGCTTAAGACAGGGGGACGGCTTCGGCTGTCCCTCTTTTTTGACATGAGGTGATTTATGAGCGTTTTCTCGAAATTATGCAATGAAATAGTCGATTTTGGCACGCATAACAGCAATCCCAGAACGAAGCCGATCAGCAGGCTCACCATCCACCACATGGCGATGGTATGCGATGCTGGCAGGTGCGCCAGAGCTCATCTGAACGGCAATGCTGCAAGTGCAAATTACTACATCGGCAACGATGGGCGTATATGCGGCGGAGTATCGGAAGACCGGCGCGCATGGACCAGCGGAAGCTCATACAATGACCAGCGTGCCATCACCATTGAGGTCAGCAACAGCGCCACAGGTGAGCCATGGCCTGTCTCTGCAGCGGCTTATGGAGCATGTATCAAGCTCTGCGCTGACATCTGCCAGCGGTACGGCATCATACCACACTTCCAGACCGACGGAAACGGTACATTGACCTGGCATTGTATGTTCCAGGCAACGCAGTGCCCCGGAACGACATGGAAGCAGCTGCACACATCAGGACAGGTAGAAGGAGATATCAAGAGGGCTATGGAAGATAAGCAGATAAGCGATGAAGAGAAGATATGGAACTATCTGAACGCACGGATCCAGAACAATTACGGTACTGCAGGTCTCATGGGTAATTTGTTCGCTGAAAGCGGTCTCAGAAGTAACAATTTGCAGAACACTTTTGAAAAGAGACTCGGCATGACGGATGAAGAGTACACGGCAGCAGTCGATGATGGGAGCTATCCCGAAGACAAGTTCATCCGTGACAGTGCCGGATATGGTCTTGCACAGTGGACATTCTGGAGCAGGAAAGAGAATCTCTATGCGCACAAGGGCACCAAAAGCATCGGAGACCTTGACATGCAGCTGGACTTCTTATGGTGGGAATTATCAACAGGCTACAAGGGCACGCTGCAAGCCCTTCAGAGCGCGTCTAGTGTGTACGAAGCATCAACAGTAGTCCTCACTCAATTTGAGCGCCCTGCGGACCAGTCAGAGGCCGTCAGACAGAGAAGGGCAAGCTTCGGACAGATGTATTATGACAGATATGCTCAGGACGCACCCTTCAAGCCGTATATCGCCAGAATCATTGTCGATGAGCTTAATGTCAGGAGCGGGCCCGGGACCCAGTACGACATCGTGCAGACCGTTCACAAGGGTTCAGCCTATACTATCGTTGAGCAGTCCGGAAACTGGGGCAAGCTCAAGAGCGGAGTGGGCTGGATATGCCTTGATTATACTGTTAAGGTCAGAGACGCATGAGGGTTGACAAATAACCCGAAAAGGACTATCTTGTTTGAGTGGCTTGAGAGGATAGTCAGAGAAGATTTAGTCCAGATTTAGTCCAAAAATTTTAAAAAGTACCGTGTTTATGCGGTTTATAGGGTGTGAGCTGGACTGTTCGAGTCCCTCTATCCACCCTGCCTAGAACCGATTAGCAAAGGCTAGAAAAAAGCGGAAATTCCTTAATCTAAAGGGTTTCCGCTCTTTTTTTATGCTCATTTATGAAAGTAATATTTTCACTTTGAAAGCGTGTTTTTGTCCAAATTTAGTCCAAATTTTGTCCAAACAAACCGCCGATACTTCCTGCCATGTTCTTCTTGGCCGTCTCCATGTCCATTGCATGTTGATAGACGGTCTTCATGATATTGTCGGTCTTCCATCCGCCAGCTTCCTGGATCTGCTTGTCGGTATAGCCTAGTGAGTGCATATAGCTGGCGAAGAAATGGCGGAGCTTGTGAACGCTGAAGCGTGGGATGCCGAGCCTGTCCTGAATCTTGTACAAGGTTTTGGTCAGCATGATCGGCGCTCCGTCATAGATGCACCCCTGCTGCCGGATCTTCTCTGCCAGCTCATGCGGTATGAAGATGTCTCTGGTGCTGTCGGTGGTTTTGGTGGTCTTAACAACATATTTGTTGTGCTCATCCGGGACAAGAGCCTTGTTGATGTGGAGCGTGTCACCTTCCAGATCGGAAAGGGACAGAGCGCATATCTCCGACAAACGAAGTCCAAGCGCAGCCAGGGCAAAAGCGACCTCATATCGACCACCTGACGCATTCTGGAAGATAAGGCGGACATCTTCTTCAGTGGGGATGTAGACGGCCTTCTTGAGCCTTTGGGGGAGCTGAGGAGCCTTGATGTTGACATCGGCAGACTTCAGCACTGCCATGATAAAGCTGGCGTAATTGCGGACCGTTTTTGGCGATTTAAGGCCTGTCAATTCATTTATGGTGGTTTGTACGCTTAAGGCTGTCAGCGTGGCTATGTGAGCCGTTTTGAAGGTGTCTGGCAAGCTCCTGAGCGTGGCAAAGTATCCGCGCTTTGTCGCCGGTGAGAGTATCTTGTCTTTTGATGCTATGTATGCCTTTGCAGCATCCTCAAAGGTCATGTCAGCGCGTGGTATGCCGTGAGCGAACTTATCCGCCATGAGCTGCATGGCTTCTACTTTGGTCGGCTTGTGGTCAAGCGTTATCATGTACGTCTTCCCTTGCACCATCTGCCGGATGCGCCATTTGTTGCCGTGTTGGTCGATGGTCATACGGGATCACCTTCTTTCTACGTAATGAGCTTTTGACTCTATTTCTTGCACATCAAAGCCCTCAAAGTCATTGTTTTCTATGTGGTGGACAGCGTGACCGTAAGCGAGCATGCGCTCCTCAAAGGTCAGCTGGTCGTTGATATAGATGGTGAAGCAACCATCAGCGCAGGGCGTGACCACTTCCTTGACGCATGATGGGAGCTTCGCAAAATATACAAATACTTCTGCCATGTCTTCCTACCCTTCCGGATTAGTCGCTTTGAGCCTCTTCAAAAGGTCTGCAGCCATCTGCAAGTCTTCTGGCCTGCTGTCCCTTGCGGCGTCAAATAATATCCTCATGTCTCTGTCTTCAAATAGCTTTTGGGCGGCTTCAAGGGCGTCACTGGTGTAATATCCTTCCAGTTCGCTACGGGAAGAGAAACCCATCACCCATTCTGGATCACAGTGGAAAGCTGCAGCGATCTTTTCCGCAGTCTTTGTGGATGGCGTGTTCTTTCCGTTTATGTACTGGGAGACTGACGCCTTATTCAGCCCGGTACGGTCAGCAAAAATCTGCTGGCTACCGTTGCAATACTTGTCTACAAGCTGTTTTATGCGTTTTCTGGCTATCTCTTCGTATTCGGATAAGGTCTTTTTCTTCTCCATAGTTATCCACCTCCGTATGTGTATTATAGCACAAGTGTTAAATGCCGTAAAATGAAAAGTTTAAAAAAATTTAACAAAAATATTGACACGGTAGTTTAACCGAGTTAAACTCAAACCATCCCGAAGTTATGACAACCAAATACAGAAAGGAGGGCGATACATGGACGCACCTATGTACGCCAAACTGCGAGGTAGAATCGTAGAAAAATACGGAACTATCAGCAATTTTGGCACAATTTTAGGCCTGTCGAAGGTATCTATAAGTAAAAAGCTGACCGGGATAACAGGCTTTTCACAAGCAGATATCATTCGATGGTGCGAACTGTTAGACATCGACATTACAGATGTTGGGGCTTATTTTTTTACTCATTGAGTTAAACAAAGTCAAACAAAACGAAGGAGATCAGCATGCCAAGAGTCAAATTGAACAAAGCAAAAAACACAGAGCACCGCTTCTCTGACCTTGTGCGTGGTGAGCTTGTGCGACAGGGGAAGAAACGGCAGGAGCTGGCTAATTATTTAGGCAAGACGCCACAGCTCATAGGGCAGAAACTTGCCGGGAAGGTGGTCTGGACACTACCGGAGATGACGGAGGTGGCGGACTTCCTAGAGATCACATTCACGATAGGAGAGCGGACATGAAGGCATTATTGATGGCATTGCTCCTGAGCGTGACGGCACCGGTCAGACCGTGTGATGTGTGGATGGCCCAGCAACGGTACGACTTCATTGAAGAACACAACCTCAAGCGCGTGTATCTGAGTTGCTACCTTCCGACCGGCAACAACTGCGCAGACGGTACGGCACCTGTTGAGGGAGTGGTCAGCAGCAACCGTGAACATTTAGGCATGGACTGCATCGTGTATGACGACAGCTTGACAGCAATGATGCGGCTGGAGTGCAGAGACGTCGGCGGACACAAGATGCTTAGGGACGGGACAGCAATTGACGTGTTCAGAAATGATATGTCCAGAGCTTTAGAGCTGCGTGAAGAGTATGGGGATCATGTCTGGATAGAGTGGATTCCAAGAGAGGAGACAGAGGATGGACAAGGTGATTAAGGCAGACATTGACTGCTTGTTGGCTACGATCAGGAAGGCGGTCAACGATGGCAACTATCGACTTGCACTCGAGGCTACATCGGCATTGTCAGAGGCTATCGGCAAGCTTGTCACGATAGACCAGCTTAGGAGGGTATCAAATGAGCAGGAAAGAAATTAGAAATCAGCTTGCAAGGATGGAACAGGACCGCATTTTCATCAGAAACGCTCACATCCGGCAGAAGATATGGGGCGCTGTTCTCTGCATCGTGTGCCTGGCCGTCTGGGCGGTGATTATGTCCGGCGGTTGTGAGTATGTCCAGTATGGCTTTCTGGCGGTCCCGATCGTGCTGGTAGGCTGTTGGTTAATCTTAACCAAAAAGAACATTGTATGGCAAACAATTGAAGAAATACGAAAGGAGGAAGGACATTATGATGGAACTTGACAAACTTATTGACCAGTTTGAGACAGTTCGGAAAGCTATCAGAGAGATAGACAATGGCGCGGCTTATGTGGCGATAGTTACACCGCACACGATTATCAACACGGAAGATATCTTCGAAGAACCGAAGTATTTGAAGGAGATCCGCGACAACCTGCTCTATTATCGGCAGGACTTACGGCGCCAGATAATGGCTGCACTGAAGGAAGACGAAGAGAAAGAGCTAGGCATGGCAACTGAAGGCGTTGAGCCGTTCCCGGTAGGAGCTCCAAAGAACGACTACCGCAAGCATGGGGCGGACACGGATGATGGAAAGTAAGGAAGGAGAGAAGGAAAATGGCAAAACTATATGAAATCGTAGGCGAGCTGCAGGACTTCATCAACACCAACGAAGGACTGGAAGACGAACAGGCTTACAAGGACACTCTGGAAGCTCTTCAGGGAGAGCTTGATGACAAGGTCAGCCAGTGGGCGCGCTGCATCAAGAACATGGAAGCAGAGAGGAACGCCGTCAAGGAAGAAGCAGACAGGCTCACCAAGAGAACCAAGAGCATTGACAATCAGATCGCTCACATGAAGGACACGCTCTTGATGTTCCTGAAGGCAGCAGGAGTGACAAAGGCTGGTGATGCGGTCATTAAGGCAAGCATCGCAAAGAATGGCGGAAAAGCGCCGCTCATTGTGGACTACATCAATGCAGAAGACCTGCCGCAGGAGTTCCAGAAGGTTACGATCAGCGCCAACAACGATGCTATTCGTGAAGCACTGGAGAACGGAGAGCAGCTTGAATGGGCGCGTATCGGTGAGCGTGGGGAGCATATCAATATCAAATAAATGAAAGGAGACGAAAGGCAATGAGTAAGGTCATAGGCATTATGGGCGAGTCCGGCAGTGGCAAGACAACAGCCATGCGGACACTTGACCCGAAGACAACATTCTACCTTGACTGCGATGGCAAAGGGCTGTCATGGAAAGGCTGGAGCAAGCAGTATTCTGTCGCAAACAAGAACTACTGGAAAACAGACCTCGTGTCATCTGTTCAGACGATGCTCAACAAAATCAACACGGATGACCAGTTCAAGAAGATCAAGGTGGTGGTTATCGACACCCTCAATGGACTGATGGTGGCTGATGAAGTCCGCAGAATGAAGGAAAAGAATTTTGACAAGTGGGTGGATCTGGCACAGTGCATCTGGGAGCTGTTGGATGCTTGTTACAAGCTCCGTGATGACTTGACCGTGATAGTGGTATGTCACAGCCAGACACAGAAGGAAGATGACGGCTACACATTCACACGCATTAAGACCAGCGGAAAGAAGCTTGACAAGCTCTGCATTGAGAGCAAGCTTACCACCGTTTTACACGCTGAAGCGAAGGACGGGGAATACATCTTCCGGACGAGAGCAAACAACAGCACTTGCAAGACACCCATGGGAGCTTTTGAAGATGCAGAGATACCGAATGACATGGCTGCAGTTCTGAAAGCTCTGGAGGATTATTGATATGAGTTACGCTGATTATCTGAAGTCAGAAGAATGGATATCAAAGCGTGACAAAAGACGAATGATAGACGGAAAGTGCGCGATATGCGGAAGACCGTTTGATTTGCAAGTACATCACTTGACATATAAGAACGTACCCAATGAAAAGACTACCGATCTTGTTACATTGTGCGGAAATTGTCATCTGAAAATTGAACGGATGAAGAATAAGCCCGGAAATGATTCATTTTCAATCCTTAATATCCTTCTTCAATATCAGTTTTGTGAGGATTACAAGGCTTATGATCTGTCAGGTGGTGGGTGTTTGGATTTTTGCAAATATGACGTAATCAAGAAGTATTTATGGCCTTATATGAAAGAACATACCGGAAACGCTGATATTGTAGGTGGCTGCATATATGTTCAAGAGTATTTCAGGAACAGAAGATATGAAATCATTCTGGATTATATGAAACGCGGTTATCCGCAAAGCATTGTCTATAACCGAACGCTCTTTTCAAGAGCAATGATAAAAAAGGTTTATGATCTGCCGCAACAGGCAGAAGAATTTCTGACAAGAGAAAAACAAAAACATCAAATAATAAATAACAAGGAGGATTAAAGACATGAACATGCCCAAAAATTTTAATGAAGTAAAGGCCGGAGGTGATTTCACACCCATTGAACTGGGCGGACACCACATCATCATCAAGAACGTGGAAGAAACCACCAGCAAGGCCGGAAAGCCGATGCTCAAGGTGAGCTTTGACTTTGCGAAGAACGACAGACAGGCCGACTACATGGCGACAGAGTTCAAGAACGACATCAGACCCGATAAGAAATGGCCTCATGCCGGCACCCAGTACATCCTGTCAGAAGATAAGGACGGAAACTGCAGCAAGAGCTTCAAGAGCTTTATCACTGCATTTGAAAACAGCAACAACTGCAGCGCTATCTGGGGCGATAAGTTCGCCGGGCAGTTCAAAAACAAGAAAATCGGCGGTGTGTTCGGTGAAGTAGAGAACGAATACAACGGCAAGACCACCATGCGCCATGAGCTGCGCTGGTTCTGCTCTGATGACAAGGTTGACAGTGCAGCAATACCCGAAGCAAAGCTCCTCAATGGCAAAGCAAGCGACACCATCGGCGCCGGTAGCTCTTCGGCATCCTCTGCTCCTGATGTCAATGTCGCAGATGGTACGGATGAAGAGGTGCCTTGGTAAGAGGTGGCAATTATGAGACTTTGGATAGACAGTCGCGAGAAAAAGAGCGAGCTCAAACGCATTCAGAAACAGCTTGACCGCCTCGATGTCTCTTACTTCGTCTCAAAACTCTATGTCGGTGACTACATGAGCCTAGATAACCCTAGGCTCGTCATCGACAGGAAGAAGGACCTGCTGGAGCTCTGCGGCAATGTCACTCAACAGCATGAACGCTTCAGATCTGAGCTGGTACGCGCCCAGAAGAACGGCATTAAGCTTATTGTCCTCTGCGAACATGGCGATGACATTCAGGACTTAACCGATGTCATCTTCTGGCGCAACCCCAGACTTGACGAGCTTGAATGGGTTATGCGTGGCGGACATCCGGTAAAAGAACAGAAGTACCCCAAAGCGACAACAGGCGCACAGCTATACAAAAGCCTCTGCACCATCGCTGACAGGTACGATGTGGAGTTCCGATTCTGCAGCAAGGCGGAGACAGGCAGGGAGATAGTGAGGATATTGGGAGGAGGTGAGGATAATGGCAACTGATAGCGGATGGATAAAGGTCTTTAGGCATATTTTGAAGGATCGTGGGCTCTGGTTAATAAATGAACCGTATGATTCCAGAAGTGCATATTTGTATCTGGTGTTGAATGCGCAATATAAAGATTCAGTCATCACCGGCAAATATACCAAGCGTGCAGTCACCATTCCGGAAGGCGCACTGATAAGGTCTTTGCAAGATTTGAGCAAGGAATGGGCATGGTCAATCGGCAAAACAAGACGCTTTTTGAACAGACTATCCGACATAGGAGCCGTCACAGTAACGAGCACAAGAGACGGCACACTGATAACCCTTGTAAATTATGGAAAAACCGAAGATGAGCGGCACACCTCCGAGCACACCAACGAGCACGTTGTCGAACACGATTATAGACACGGAGACGAACACGGAGACGGACAGGGAGGCGAACACGGAGACGGGATACATAATAAGAAGGATAAGAATGGAAAGAAAGAAAAAGAAATAAAGAAGGCTGCGCCGCGTTTTAACTCTTTGTGGGGGGATCCTGAATGAAGAAAGAAATCATAGACGTATCAAAAATAAAAGATGCTCTGGAAGTGCTGAAACCTGATAACCAGCTTTTTGAAATCAGAATCCTTAA